AGTAACGTATCATCTTGTCGGAAGAGTTAAGAAGATTGTCGGCTCATTAGTATTTCTCGAAGAGGCTTCCTGGATTGCCGACAGCGGGAGATTTATGCAGGCAATTCAAGAAGGCGAACTGGATGAGGTAGAGCCTGTCGGTGATTGGTATTTCAACGTCAACAGTTTGGTTGATGGATGTATCTGGAAGCATAGTTTACCAAAAGAGCAGAAATGACTTTGCTAATGATAGATGATTTCGTTTCGCGTTCACTTTCGCGTTCACTTTCGCGTTCACTTTCGCGTTCGAGTTTGTATTCGTGGTCTCGTTCGTGGTGGCGTTTGCATTCGCGTTCGCGTTCTCTTTTGTATTCGCGTTCGCGTTCGTATTCGCGTTCGCGTTCGTGTTCGCGTTCGCGTACGCGTTCGCGTTCGTATTCGTGGCCGCGTTCGTGTTCGTGTTCGTATTCGCGTTCGCGTTCGTGTTCTGGAGATAAATAAAAACTGTATCTGGAAGCAGTTTGCTGGGAGCAGAAATGATTTTGCTAATAGTAGACACCCCCGTTTTGCGTTCGTGCACGCGTTCGCGTACGCGTCCGTGCACGCGTTCGCGTTCGCGTTCATGCTCGCGTTCGTACTTGCGTTCGTGGTCGCGTTCGCGTTCACTTTCGCGTTCGCATTCGCATTCGCTTTCGCGTTCGCGTTCTCTTTTGTATTCGCGTTCGTGGTCGCGCTCGTGTTCGCGTTCGTGGTCGCGTTCGCTTTCGTGGTCGCGTTTGTGTTCGGGAGATAAATAGAAACTATATCTGGAAACAATTTACTGGGAGCGAAAATGATTTTGCTAATGGTAGATAATTTCGTTTTGCATTCGCGTTCGCGTTTGCATTCGCATTTGCTTTCGCGTTTGCATTCGCATTCACGGTCGCGTTCGTGGTCGCATTCACGGTCGCGTTCGCTTTCACTTTCGCGTTCGCGTTCACTTTCGCGTTCACTTTCGCGTTCGCTTTCGCTTTCGCGTTCGCTTTCGCTTTCGCGTTTGCTTTCGCTTTCGCGTTCGCGTTCGTGTTCGTGGTTGAGTTCGCATTCGCTTTCGCGTTCGAGAAATAAGTAAAAAAGAAACTATATCTGGAAGCACAGTTTACCAAAAGAGCAGAAATGATTTTGCTAATGATAGATGATTTCGTTTTGCGTTCGCGTTCGCGCTCGCGTACGCTTTCGCGTTTGTATTCGCGTTTGTATTCGCGTTCACTTTCGCGTACGCTTTCGCGTTCGTACTTGCGTTCTTGTTCGCGTTCGCATTCGCATTCGCGTTCGCGTTCGTGGTCGTGGTCGCATTCGCATTCGCGTTCGCGTTCGTGGTCGTGGTCGCGTTCGCTTTCGTGGTCGCGTTCGTGGTCGCGTTTGCTTTCGTGGTTGCGCTCGTGTTCGTGGTCGCGTTTGTGTTCGGGAGATAAATAAAAACTATATCTGGAAGCAATTTGCTGGGAGCGGAAATGATTTTGTTAACGACAGATAATTTCGTTTTACGTTCGCGTTCGCGTTCGCGTTCGTGGTCGTACTTGCGTTCTTGTTCGCGTTCGCGTTTGCATTCGCTTTCGCGTTCGCGTTTGTATTCGTGGCCGCGTTCGTATACGCATTTGTATTCGTATTCGCATTCGCGTTCGGGGATATAAAAAGAAACTATATATGGAAACAATTTGCTGGGAGCAAAAATGATTTTGCTAATGATGGATACCCTCGTTTTGCGTTCGCGCACGTGGTCGCGTTCGCGTTCGTGGTCGCGCTCGCGCACGTGGTCGCGTTCGCTTTCGTGGTCGCGTTCGCTTTCGTGGTCGCGCTCGTGGTCATGGTCGTGCTCGCTTTCGTGGTCGTGTTCGCGTTCTGGAGATAAATAAAAGAAACTGTGTTTGGAAGCAGTTTACCAGGAGCAAAAATGATTTTGCTAATGATGGATACCTTCGTTTTGCGTTCGCGTTCGTGGTCGCGTTCGCATATGTGGTCGCTTTCGCGTTCGCATTCGCATTTGTATTCGCGTTCGCGCTCGCATTTGTATTCGTGTTTGCGTTCGTATTCGCATTCGCGTTTGTGGTTGCGTTCGCATTCGCGTTCGCATTCTCATTCGCATTCTCATTCGTATTCGCGTTCGCGTTCGTGTTCGGTGGATAAATAAAAGAAACGAAACCAAAAAGAAAGGAAAGAAAAATGAAAAAAGGATTGTTAGTTGTAGTATTGTGTGTCGTTTTGACAGGCTGTATGAAAGTACAGAACCCAGAAACAGGCGACACGGAAATTGCCTTCACGCCGGAAGCAGGCGAGGTGGTTGAAAAAGTCGGCAATGTGGTTGAGGTAGTCGAGGATTATATTATTCCTATCTCGGCTCTATGGCCTCCAGCCCGCTTGATAATCCCCATTCTTGGTGTGTTGTTTGGTGTTCTCAAAGCCAAGAAGGCATACTCATACAGGTCGGCTGCGTCGGTGGCGGTGCGGGCTGTTGAGAAATTCAAAAAAGAGAACCCAACGCAGTGGGAAGAGAAAATCAAGCCCTGGTTAATTAAGGCAACACCAAATGAAATTAAAGAGGTCATTGCCGGTATCAAAGATGGCATAAGTTAAGGCTTTGGGGCAGTAGGGCTTCGTCGATGCAAACGTGCGGGACGTGCGGGGCCTAGTTGCAACCTATCCCGCCTGCCCCATATTTTGGAGCAAAATTGGAACAATTTGGAGCAGTTTGGAATAAGATTGGAACAAGAAATGAAATGCGATGATTGCAAAAAAGGCTTTGTGAGAGGGGCGCTGATAACAAATTGCGGGCCTGAAAACAAAAACCTCTGCACCGCCTGCTGGAAGGAAAGCGGCAGGCAGGCAGAGGCGCTATTAAGAGCCAAGAAAGGATTGCAAGATGGTTACAGAAAAATGGCTGATAATAAATGACCAGCACATCCCATTTCACGACCCGGTTTGCGAAAAGTTAGTGTTTGGTTTTGCACGGAAAGTTAAACCGCACGGCGTAATTGTCTTGGGAGACTTGGTGGACTTTTATCAACTTTCGAGGTTTGACAAAGACCCTGAGCGAGCCAATGACCTGCAAGATGATATTGACATTGCGATAGATTACCTCAAGAAGCTGCGCAAAACCCTTCCTAAAGTTAAAATCTGGTACGTCGAGGGCAACCACGAAAAAAGGCTGCAAAAAGATTTATGGAGCGGCAAACAGGCTTATGCTTCGCTGAAGTGCCTGAGAATGCCTGCCTTGTTAAAATTAAATGAATTGGGGGTTGTATATTTTAAGAAAAAAGCTAAAATAGGAGATATGACTTTTATACACGGTATTTATGTCAGAAAACATTCGGGGTATAGCGCAAGAGCGCATTATGACAAATTCGGCTCGACGATGATGCACGGTCATACTCACAGAGACGGCAAGTTTACAATACGCACCCTCACCGGGCACAAAGCGGTGTGGGAGAATTACTGTTTATGTAGCTTGAATCCTGAATATGATGACTTTCCGAACTGGACGCAAGGTTTTTCGCTTGTAACCTTTGTGGGCAAAAGACCTTATGTCGAGCAGATACCAATCCTGGGGGGTAAATATATATACGGCGGCAAGATGTTTTAGTGTGATTTAGACGAAAGACTAAATTTAGGAGAAATACTAATGACTAAAATACCAGACTTAAACGGCAATATGATGTCGCAAAATGCGACCGCAAACTCGGAGTGTCATTCTGGGGCTTCAAAAATAATTGGAATAAGCGGACACAAACAATCTGGAAAGACAACGGCGGCGAAGTATTTAGAAGACCAGATTGGAGCGGAAATTGTGTGTTTTTCCGACGAGCTTAAAGATATGGTTTGCCGCTATTTTGGTGCTAACGAAGACGATTTGTGGGGCAGCGATGCCGACAAAAACAAACTTCTACCCTGTGGCAAGTCAGGCCGCGAGGTTTTACAGATTGTCGGCACGGATTGGTTCAGGTCGCTTGACCCGGACTGGCTGGTGCGGGCATACAAAAAGAAAGATTTTTACTGGTTCAACATTATCACGCCCGACGTGCGATTCCTTAACGAAATACAATGTATCCACGATTTAGGAGGCATTGTTATCCGGTTATTGCGCAAGCCCTACAAGGACGAGCATAAGTCGGAGACCGCTTTAGACTGGCTTGATGGTCTATATTACAATCCACCCCGGACGAAGGCCGCCAAAAAGGTATATGCAGGTATAGACATAAGCCGTCTGCATTTTGTTGACAACGCAAAAATGACTATTGATGAACAAAATAAAACTGTTTTTGAAATCGCAAAAAGCTATATCGAGGTATAAAAATGAGAAAAACAAAGGTTTACGTAGCCGGGCCGTACACAATAGGCAATACCGCGGACAATATCAACCTGATGGTACAGGTTTGTGATGCACTTTTAACTGAAGGATATGTGCCTTTTTGCCCCCTGCTAAATCATTTTTGGCACTTAATATTGAGCAAAACAAGCCGATATTCAAGGATTTCAAAGTGTTATGCGAAAATATGCCGAAAGAACTATGATGAAACCCATCCATACACACACATTTAACGGCTTGAAATACAAGATAACTTTCGGTGAGTTTGATGGTTTGTGTGATACTTTCAAAAAAGAGCGCGAGATTATCATCAGTGCGGATTTATCTAAGTTTACAGGACTTGAGACGGTAATTCACGAGAGCCTGCACGCTTGTAATTGGCGGGCGAGCGAAGAGTCGGTGGAGCGAACAGCGCGGGACATAGCAAGGTTTTTGCGGAGAATATATAAGATTTCATCACCCCCCTAAGCTCATTGTGAGCTTTGTCGCTGGCCAAGCCATTGCAAGTCCTCACCAACGCCCTTCAGCGTTTGACAGCCTATCAAAGCCCAAACAAAGACAATGGCGGCTGCCAGGATTGCGATTTTCTGAAATAGACTCATTTTACTTCTTCCTTTCTGCGCCGCGCGAAAGCGGCTGCTCTGAGAAAATGTTTGACATTTTGCGGCTGTGCGGTAGCGGCAGCCAGTAACATTTGCTTTTCAGCCTTTTCATAGTATTTCTTATCTTTCATTTTTTCACCTCACTTTCTGTGTTAAATGGTCGGCGATTATACATATATGCCGATGTTTTGTACCAGCTTTAGGACTCAATAAAATTGAGGATTGCTAATTGGACATCGTCTGGGCAGTCTTTTAATTCTATTGTTCTGCCACCTTCGTAAAAGTCTTGCCCTGAATCGCTCATACATACACCTTGCGGACTCAGACAATTATAAGACATACAAAGAATATAATTGTCTGAAAAGAAAGCGGTGTACCTGTCTAATGTTTTGCCTCCATTGTCAGTTATGCGGATTAGTTTCATTTTTTTACCTCACTTTCATAAAAGGCCCGGTATCGCCAGAAATGTTTGAGAGCAACGCGGCAATGACCGGGCCTGTTAGTTTTAATGTCGCTCTCATATATAAAATATACCACATATTTTTCGTTTGTCAAGTAACAAAATAAAATAAATTTGTATATTTGACAGACATACTATATATGGTATAATGCGGCGTGAAAAATCAATATAAGGGAATATAGGATGACAAAATATGAAGAATTGGTCAGAGAAATAGCGACTCCGCGCCAGTATGAAGCTTGGAGGCTGCGAAAAACAGGGATGAGAAGGAGCGAAATAGCCGTAAGAATGGGCATTTCCGGGCCAGCAGTTAGTAATCTTAGACGAAAATTACTCAAAAAAATTAAAAAAAACCTGAGATAAAAGGTTACTTTCGGTTACCTTTGTCCTTACTTATTGAGATGATAACGCAAAAACAATGGGAAGCGTTTGCTTATGTGCAGCAAGGCGGACTCGCTCTAAAACAAGCAGCAGAAAAAATGGAAGTTGAGCCGCGCGAAGTTGCACAGCTTCTTAAATCTTTGAAGGCTGAGCAGCCCGATTTGTTTTTTCGCGACTCTGAATATGGCCGAATGTGCAGCCAGCTGCGGTCTGATGAAAGGCCGGATTTGTATCATTATGAGCCTGGCCGGGACGACGAACAGGTAAAAAGGGCGTTCTAATGTCTGAAACATTATCACAGCGTGTTGCTAGGCTTGAAAAGATAGCCAAACTTGAACACAGCAAGGTAAAACTCCTCAAGAGCCAAGTCAAGCAGTTGCGCGCAGAAATGAGCGAGTATCTCCGGCAGGGATTGGTGAATGGTAAATAAAAAAGCCCCTGCAGTGTGCAAGGGGCTTTTGAAGGAGAAAAACAATATTTTGAAAGTTAATGCTTAAGTCTAACCCAATCCCACATTTTATCAAGCAGGCTGGCGAATTTGTACTCATCTTGCAGGATGTGGTTAAATTTGCTTTTGTTTGTGTCATTAAGCCCGTCGTAACAGAGACAGAGCACTTTTGCACTTTGAGCATCTATCAACAAGCTATTTTCTGGTACTTCATCGCTGGCGGGATGTTGGAATAGTTCGCCGCCTTGATTTTCTACGCAGAGGCAGGAATGTTTTTCAACCGCTAATTTAAGAAAATCAATAGAAAGCCTTTTTATTGGAATAGTAGTCATTTTTAGCTCCTTTTCATAAAAATACGGTTAGTGTTAAAATAGGCAAGCGCCAGAATGGCCCACAAGGGACGAAGTCGGGGCGGTTGGTACTAACCACCTTATGAATCCAGTTGCCAGCGCCCGCAGATTTCGCAATATGCGTCGCCGACTCCGGGATGGTAAGTAGTTTCGCCGACCTTACCGCAATAGCGGCACTTTAGCGGTTCAAGCGTTATTTCGGTGTCGATAATATCTTGAATGTCGTAGGTTTTTTTGTTTGTATCCATTTTTTCAATCTCCTTTGTAAAAATAGGTTAACATTCATCAGCAGACCGCGTTACTGGCCTGCTATTGAAGGTTAAATTGATTTTATGCATTTTTTGGCATAAGATGGATACAAAGCAAAAATGGCTGATAAAGCACCGCAACGAAAGTCGTCAGCATTTTTGATAGTCCCTTTTTGCAAGCCAAGCTCTAACGCTCGCTCAATGATTTGATTAGCTCGCTTCACCCTGTTAGATGATTTTAGTTCCATGTTTTTCTCCTTAATAAAATAGATTTCAGTTAGCATTTAACAGCAAGGCCCGATGCCGGAGTCGAACCGGCGCTCCGTGTCGGGCTGGTGGATTAAAGTCGTCCGTCAAGTTTTGCATCGTCGATGATGTTGTGCAGGTCTTGAATCTGCACATTGTGCTTTTTTTGCAAGCGTTTTATAGCAGGCACATCAAGGCGGGCAATGTTATACTTGCGGCAGAACTGATTGTAGGTCATTGATTTTCGTTTCATTTTTTTCTCCTTTGTAAAAATTGATTAACATTCAACAGCAAGCCAACGAGTTGGCCTGCTATTGAAAGTTAAGACGAGATTGGGCAACCAAAGCAAGTGGTGTGCGGGCAGCGTCGGCAAGCGTCAATCGTCGCCAACCAGTCATAAAACATCGACTTTGCCTGTTTTGCTGTATAACCGATATACAGCCGATGCCGCCTGATGCTTCTGTGGATTGTACTGACTGTAATACTACCATCTTGATTATGGGTGATTTCGTAATCCATTTTTTTCTCCTTGAAATTTGGGTTAATTAAATTCGTTGCTCTATATTAAGTATAACACATAAATCCGCAAAGTCAAATATAAATTCATAAAAAAAGCAAAAAAGTATAAAAAACCTGCATAATGAACTAAAAATGAATAGAAAAAGAAAAAGATTCGCGCAAGAATACATAATAGACTGTAACGGCGCACAAGCAGCTATAAGAGCAGGATACAGCAAAAAGACTGCAAGGACGCAGGCCGCGCAGCTCTTAGCAAATCTTAGCGTAAAACAGGAAATAGATAGGCTTATGGCGAAAAAGGCGCAAGAAGCAAGCCTGAGCGTAGATACAGTTTTAAAGAATTTGCGCAAGGGCATAGAGGAAGCCTGGCAGCGCCAGCCGCCTGATTTAGCGGCTATCGCTCGATTTAGTGAGCTTCAGGGCAAGTATTTAGCTATGTTCACCGATAAGCACATTACGAATACTGAGCGAGTGCGCGAGTTGACAGAGGCAGAGCATGAGGAAGCCCGGCGCCTTGCAGCCATACGCTTGCAGCAGCCTGCTTGAGTATGAGTACCTAAGCAGAATGTGCGTTTCTTGCGCGCCGCTCGACGGGAGACTTTTACGCAAGCCTTTTCAGGCGTTTCAGACAAGACAAGGCTTGTCAGGAATAGGGCAGGCAGGAGAATGGAGCGCCCGCGCCCGCGCAAGAGCAAGAGAATGAAGCGCCCGCGCACGCGCGCATGCGCAGGGGGGGGGCGCAAAAAAGCGAAACCCCCCAAGCAGGCGGGGGGCGAATGCGTAATAGTAAGCCAAGACAAATATATGAAAAATCACAGACACAACATACCAGACCCACAAAGCCCAGAAAGAGGCTTGTGTAATTTGCTTGCTTCAACGAGACGCAGGGTAATGAGAAAGACCCGCGGCTTTTCAGAGTTTCAATCGCTGCGTGATTTACACGAGCGTTACTCTCAGCATTTCATAGCGCGCAACTGGCTGCCCCACTTGCCGTATACAGCGGAGAAGTGGCTTGATGCGTGGTCTAAGAAGAATCAATTTTTCAACAAAATGGGAAAGATATGAGAAAAGACATATTCAGCAGGACTTATTCCTGCACTAATGGGCACAGGTTAGTTCCCAACGGCCACAATGATTTGGATTTAATGTGCGGCGGGATGAAGTTATTATTTGTACCCATTTTAACTCGTTTTGCTATTAAGGGCACTTGCGGTATTTGCGGCAAGAGCGTGGAGTATAACGACCCGGATTGATTTCTCTATCCGAGCCTAACGGCTTAGGATTTGGCCTCTTATCCCGTGAGCCGCCTAATCACGGGATGCTGCCGATAGCGGCGTGTGGGAAACGCGCAAGTAAAGGTGAACATCACATAGCGGGTTCGACTCCCGCCTATTGGCTTTAGAAAGAAAGAAATGAGAAAGAAATGAGAAAGCTAAGGCACATCTATATAGAAATGTACGGCGTTAACATATATTACATAAGATGCCGCCGTGAGGAGTATGACAGGCATATAGCGTTACAATTTAACGGCATTGCTCCTGTAAAACCAAAAAGCGATGGGACTTTTGAGATATATGAGAAGAAAGGGCAGGACGTCGGAGTAATCTGGTTGTCTGCAAAAGCAGATATGAGCCATTTAGTCCACGAGTGTTTTCACGCTGCGTATCATTTTCTAACCAACAGAGGGCTTTGTCTTAATGACGGCTCGGATGAAGCGTACGCTTATTTCCTTCAATATATATTTGGCAAGATAAAAGGTATTTTGCGTTAACGAGAAAGAACGAGAAAGAACGAGAAAGAATGAGAAAGAAAATGGACAAAATCAGTAAAGATGGGCTTATCAGTCTGTTGCGAGAGGCGTTGTTGTTCGAGTATAAGACATTATTGAGGGTAACGAAAGGCTTTCGTTGGTCTGCCCCGCCGGAGTTTTTGTTTGACGATGAAATAATAGGAAAGAAATAAAATAGAAATAAGAGTTGGAGGCGAAGGAGCGGAACAATGCCGAAGGGAAGTAGGGTACATAAGGTGTATAAGAGGCTTCGGGAGGAGGGGAAGTCCAAGACATCTGCTGCCAAGATAGCACAGAGTCAGACGGGACAATCTCTGAAAACAGGTAGAAAACCTAAGAGGAAAAAGAAGTGAAATATCGCAAGAAGCCGGTTATAATTGAAGCGATACAATACACGGGCGAGAATAAGCAGGATGTTTTGGATTTCGGGAAAAACAACGTTTGGCCGGAAACGTGCAGCAGCGCCATAACAGTTACAACAATAGACAGAAACAATGCCCGCATTGATATTGGGGACTGGCTGCTAAAGGGCGTTAGGGGCGAGTTTTATCCCTGTAAACCTGATATATTTGAACAAACTTATGAACCAATCAATTGACTTCATCTGCCACGTGCAGACTGAGTACGGGAGTCGTTTTGCGGCTCCGGCAGTTGTTAAGGATTACTTGATAACTCGACTTCAAGACGGAGAATATCCGGTACAAATGTATAATTTACTGCACGTGTAGTATAATTTACTTTGGGAAAGAAAATGTGGCCGTTTAGAAAATCAAAAAAACTTGCATTACTTAACTGGTGGGACGATATGAAGCCTGACTATGATTATCTGTATAAGCATAACCATCGTGTAATACTGCCTTACGTACCAACCAGTTGGTATTGCCCAATGACTTTTACTTATTACTCAGGTACTATATGCGCGAGATGACCCCGGAAGACCTATCCTTTGCCAATCCGGGCTTTTGGGCGCGTGCAAAGAAAATAAAGCTCCAGGCCGCTACGTTCTCATTTGTCGACCACGAATACCAAATAGAGCCTATGGGGTCGCTGGCAAGGCGCAGATGCTATATGAAGGCCACACAGGGCGGCTGGACTGAAATAGAAGTCCTGCGGTCGCTCTGGAGTATGATATACAAGAAGCATCCTCTTGGGGATTTGTACTTATTCCCGACGTCTGATGATGTTAATGAGTTTTCTAAAAGCAGATTTAACCCCCTGATTGCCGCTAATCCTGAGTATATAGGCCAATATGTCAAGTCCGGCGGGCAGGGTACTGATACCGCTTCTTTGAAGAAGATCCACAATGCTTTTCTTTATCTTCGCGGGGCACGTTTATCTCAGAGGGTTTCTGAGCAATATGAATCATCCAAGATGAGAAGTATCCCTGTTGATGAGGTCAAGTTTGACGAATTAGACCTGATGGATGAGGCTGTTGTCGCCAAGGCTCGTGGAAGGATGGGGCACAGCAAGATTAAGGCTGAGACGTATCTTTCCAATCCTCTTGTTCCCGGTGAGGGGATTGATAAGATATTTCAGACCTCCGACCAGAGGTATTGGTTCAGGAAATGCTCTTGTGGGGAAGAGACTTGTGCTGAGTTGTTCTTTGATGAAGACCCCGAAAAATGCGTTGGTATCCGTGATGACGGGACCGGATATATCCGGTGCAAAAAGTGTGAAAAAGAAGTACCGTTAAATAACGGCGCGTGGATTCCTTCCGTTCCTTCAAATTCAGATTTTATGCACGGATACAGATGGTCGCAGTTGACGTCGGTGTTTAACGACCCCGCTGAGATACTTAAAGATTTCCGCAATCCCCCTGAAGGAAACCTTGCTGACGTTTACCGGTTAAAACTGGGTCTTCCGTATATCGCCGCAGAAGACAGGCTCACAATGGCACAGGTTTATGCCTGTTGCAATAATGACGGAATGTACTCATCTCACTCAGGCCCGTGCGCAATGGGAGTTGATGTGGGGGATACGAAACATATTGTCATTGGTGCAAGAACGGGAAGAGAGCAGTATCAGTTATTCAAAATTATTGCTCTGGATTCGTGGAATGATATTCACGATTTGGACAAGAGATTCAATGTAAAGAGTGCTGTATTTGATTTGCGCCCTTTTCGTGATAAGGTGATGGAGTTCATCTCCAAAGAATCTTATCGGGCGTTTGCCTGTGAGTATTCCGACAATCCCGCCTATACAAGGACGTGGGATGATAAGAGAAAGATAGTTAAGGATTACCGCACCGCTCTTTTTGATGAAACCCACAGAATGGTTGTAACGCCGGGGATGCTGACTATCCCGCGAATGTCCGAAGTTATCAAGGAATTTGCCAAACAGATGTGTGATGCTTACAAATTACTTGAAACCAATAAGAGAACCGGCGCCAAACAATACAGATACAAGGGCAAGAAAGAGCATTACCGGAACGCCTTGAATTACTTTAAGCTGGCGGTGTCTCACAGCGGCCTGCGCCCGATTAAGAATTACAGAAAAGATTCAGACAGTAATGTGATTTCGGATTATGAGAGAGTCTAGATTAGAAGGACAAAAAATGAGCGGACTATTCGGAGGCGGCGGCAGCAAATCGGTTAAACCCCCACCTGTCCCTCCCCCACAAGCAATACCGGATGTTGGCGAAGAGCCTGAAGAGTTTGCAAGGCGCAAGCGCCCGAGGGGCAGGCAGGAAACGATTATAACAGGTGAATTAACACCGGATACGGGTAAAAAGAAGGTATTGGGATGATGTGGACTGTTGGAGCTATCATTATTAGCACCGGAATTATAATAAGTTGTATTATTTGCGGGGCATATATAAATATCAAGTCTTATTTTTGGCATCGAGAAATGGATTTGTTCCGAGAAGAATTAAATAACCATAATTGGAAATAACTATGCCAACCAAAGCAGAAGAGATAATAGATATTCGCAACAGGGAACTGCGGGCGCAGGCCAATATAAGAAGTTTATGGCAAAAGACAGCGAATAAATTATATCCTTACGTCCAGATAGACGCGACTTACGAGCCAGGCTCGATGAGAACCACAGAGATTTACGACCAGACTCCGATACTGGACGCTGAGGATATGGTGTCGGGCTTAAAACAGATTCTTATACCATCCGGCCAGCCGTTTTTTGCAATTAAGACGGGCGGTAATACGAGCGACTCCATTCAGAGATATATTTCTTACTTAACCGAAGCTGCGCACGAAGCAATTTATACATCTAATTTCATAACCGAGTTCGATGAAGTATTGAGGTCTCTGATAATTTTCGGCCCTGCAAGTATCTTTTCCGAATGGACGCCCAAGACAGGTTTGAATTACAAGAATTGTGTTTTGGGGTCATATCAGTTTCTTGAGAACAGTAAGAAATTAGTTGACGGAATTGTTCTGACCATAAAATACACTCCACGGCAGGCAATAGAGGAATTTGGCAAGGATAATGTCGGCAAGGAAGTTATGGAGGCTTTCGCCGAGCCGAAGAAGCAGAATGACTTATTCAATTTCATTTACCTTGTAAGACCGAGAGAAATAATCAATCCCAATCTGTCTCGTAGTTATACCAACAATATGCCGTGGGAGTCCATAGTAGTAAATGAAAAAGAAAAGCTAATTGTATCCGAAAGCGGCTTTGTTGAATTCCCATACCACAGCGCAAGGTGGAAGCGTCCGGCAAACGAAAAACACGGCAGGGGAATAGGGACGGAGATACTTCCGCAAATTAAGGTTCTCGACAGGACAATGCGGAACTGGATAGACGTTGGCAATTTGTGGGCTAATCCGCCAAGAGAAGTTTTATATTCCGTTGACGGCCCTGTAAGGGTTACCCCCGGCGCAAAGAACATTGTGCAGGAAATGAATTCCATTCGTGCTCTTGACTCAGGGCTGAATGGCAACTTCCCGATAACCGAGAAAGGATTAGACCGCCAGCAGGAGCTAATCCACAGAGCGTTTTTCAGAGATGCTTTCTCTCCATTGGACGACTTGACCGGCGACAGAAGGACTACGCTTGAAATAAGAGAGCGCATCAAATCTACGTGGCACAAAATTGGCCCGCCTGTATCAAGAGTATGGTACGAGCTTCTGGATCGTCGAGCGCCCTCCGGCAGGGCTTGAGGGGGCTAACTTCGGGCTTGAGTTTGTAGGCCCGTTCGCGCTTGAGTTAAGAAGCCAGCAGGCCAAGGCATTTCAGGAGTGGGTTGCGTTTGTTGGTAATATGGAAGGTGTCTTTCCGGGCGCTACTGATAACGTTGATACCGATGATGCTATTATGCGTATGGGGCGGACATTCGGCGTCAACGTGGAAGATATGGCTTCGGAAGAGGAAAGAGACGAGAAACGGAGAATACGTCAGGCCGAGAAGGAGGCACGGCAAGCATTACAGGCGGCTCAGGTTGGGGCGCAGGCCTATGGACAAGCTACGGCAGCGCCGGAAGAGGGAAGTCCCGCTGCTGCGTTAATGGGAGAATAAAACGCATTATCATTTTAAGAAAAATACCCCAGTGTATGTTAAGCTCAAGGATGGTACATCTTTTGTCGCTAAATGGCACGCCTGCATAAGAAAGTGTTTTCATTTTATGAAACAAACCGAGGTTGCACGATGCCGGTTAGAAAAGTGGGCGGAAAATGGAAGATGGGCAGTAAGACATAAGGCTAAAGCCGAGCGTGCCTATACTGCATATCGCGCAAAGAAATATGGAAAGAAAAAATGAGCATAAGCCTTGAGACTTGTGGCGATATTATCAAGATTGAAGACAATCTCCCGGCGTATCCGTTAAGCGACAAACTAATTGACCGAATGGTCAAGAAATATTGTGAGATTGTAATTTCAGCTTCCGTTAAGCGACAAACTAATTGACCGAATGGTCAAGAAATATTGTGAGATTGTAATTTCAGCTTTAGGAGAAATAATGGCCATACCAAGAAAAGGTGATTGCGGCGGCACGCCGCGTGTGGGGAAAGTCGGCGACCCGAAACCAGGCAGAGGCGGAAGGAGAAGAAATGGCAGGAGAAGAACTTCAAGAGGCTCTTAGTCAGCGTGTGTCGGACTTCAAGCACTCGTTTGAAACGCCATCCGGCCAGAGAGTCTTAAAGTACCTATCGGAGTTTTGCTTTGAGAACCAGAGCACTTTCGATGCGAGTTCTCAGAGCACGTGCAATTTTAATGAAGGCTCAAGGTACGTAATTCTTGAGATAAATAAATGGTTGAATTTTGATTTAACGAAAGGAACAAAATGAGTAAGGACGGATTAGCTGTAGCCTCAGAAGAGACTACTACGGCCCCGACAATGTATCGGGAGGAAGAACAGGACGAAGCGGTAGCAAGGGGGCACGTAAGAGTTACGGAAGTAATCGCGTATGATGCTACCAAAACACCAAGAAGGTATCCCCCTGAAAGCCTGACAGACAAGGGCAGGATAATGAAAGACGCCGACGGAAATACAATGTATGTGGAAATTGGTCGCGGCCCGTATTTCTTTCAGGACAGTGAAGATTTTATTATTTTCAAGGAGAACAACCCCAAAGCAAGACTGGAAACTTTTGGCGTTCAAATGCTAAAGTCAACAGCAATCAAGAAAATTAACAACCCGGAGAATATGAAGCAATTCAGGAGGAAGAAATAATGGAAAACGCCCCTATTTCCCCGACTCTTGAAAACGTTTTTATGTTAGGTGATATAAGATGTGAAATACTACCTCGCAGTGATACAGGAACCGACTTCATTCCAGAAGAGCACTATGCGATAGTTGCTGATAGTGTTATAGATGGAAAAGACTATAGGTGGTGTGATACTTTCAAGAACAGCATACCATATCATATAGCAAAAGAAACTTTTAGTAAACTTGTGGTAGATATTTTTGCAAGAACAAAGAAAAGATTTGGAAGAACAGATTTGGGAGGAAGAAATAATGGCTGAAGAAACAACGGCATCCGCCGCAACGGCTGATACTTCAGCGGGCGAAGCTGCGACAAGCAGTGCCACAAAAGCGCCGGAAACAGCTCCCGAAACTAACTACTTCGGCGGCGATGGTACTTTGTTGGAAGGCTGGCAGAGCACGTTACCGGAAGGGTATCAAAACGAGCCGAGCCTTAAAACAGTAAAAGACGCTAAAATTTTAGCAAAGATGTTCGTCGATACCAAGAGAATGGTCGGCAAGAACACAATAAAAGTGCCGGACGAACATTCTCCGAAAGACGAATGGTCGGAATATTACAGAATCGGCGGCAGGCCGGATACAGTCGAGGATTATGGTCTTGCTGTGCCCGAAGGATTTCCGCCTGAATTCGCCGAGCAGGTATTTCCCGCTGATAAGATAGCCAAATGGCAGCAAAGATTCTTTGACGGCGGAGTCAGCAAGAAGGCGGCAAATCAATTCATTGCCGAGTTTGCTAATGACGCTTTGGCTGATATACAAAATGCGAAAATCGCCGAAGAGGCTCAGTTGGCGGAACTCACAAGCGGTCTGTCAAAAGACTGGGGCAATGCTTACGACCAGCATATACATTTCGGCAATATAGCAATTGAAGAAGGCACTATGGGCAATCAGGAGTTCAAGGACAGGGTTGTGGCTAAAGTACAGAAAGACCCTGACCTTACAAGGCTGTTAGCCAACCTTGGAGGCAAGTTCTCTGAAGGCAAGTCGCCTGAATTTACAAACATACCGACACCATCTGATTTACAGACACAAATTGATGAGTTAATGGCAAACCCAATCTTAACAGACCCACGGAGTTTGCCGGCACAAAGAAAGCCCATAATGGATAAAATTATGGCATTACGAAAACAGATGACCCCTGAAACTACCCGATAGGGCTTTAGGTTTCATCACAAAAAAATGCGGATTAGCCTTTCAATGAGGCCCCGGAAAATGCAGGAAAAACCCACTCGTTGTGGATTATTTTTCCGTGGTAAATTTTAATTGAAAGGTTAATTATGAGCACACAGATTCCGATTGCCTTTGTTGACCAATTCAAGGCCAACATTCTGCTCTTATCGCAGCAAAAGCCTTCGATATTACGCGGATGTTGCCGACCTGAACCGGTTACAGGCGATACGATGTATGTGGAGCGTATCGGCCCGAAGGATGCTCAGCCGCGTGGTGCACGCCACGGCGAGACTCCTATCTCCGACGCCGACCACACCCGTCGAAAACTGTCGATGGTGGACTATGTAGTTCCCGCCGACATAATCGACAAGCCTGATAGACTGAAAATGCTCATCGACCCACAGTCGGTGTATGCTCAGAATCAGGTATTTGCATTGAACCGACAGATAGACGATGTGATTATCGCAGCCCTCTATGGCGACGCTTATGGCGGACACGCCGGAGGTACTACGATTCACAACTACGATGTAGGCGAATGTCGTCTTATCGAGTCGGATGGTTCAGTGCAAACCGCAGGTACAGACCACGAAGCCGCAACTGATACCCAGTTGTCAATCGCGAAGTTGCTTACCTGCAAACAGCTTCTTGATGATGCAGAAATTGACGAATCAAGACAGCGTTATTTCCTTACTAATCCCTACAACATTAACCAGTTACTAAACCTGACTGAAGTTAAGAGTGCGGATTATAACACAGTGAAAGCATTGGCGCAGGGAAGGATTGATACCTTTATGGGCTTCAAGTTCCTGCGTTCAACGAGACTTCCAGCGGATGACACAGACACAAGTGCCACCCACTGTTTCGCTTTCGCTCAAGACGCTATCGTGCTTGCAGTCGCCGAAGAGCCGAATGTTTCTATCGACCTTCGTCCCGATATGCTAAACAGTACTCAAGTATTTTCTACGCTTAGTATTGGCGCAACCAGAGTAGAAGGGCCGGCAGTAGTCGATATAGCTTTACCGACATCTGCGTAATTGAAAGGAGATTAAACAATGTCTAAACAGTTTCCATATCCGTTTAATCCTATCCCCTACCAGGCTGCACCGCACGATTTTACTGGTGATAACAATTTGGGGCTTTCGACTAACGAGGCTACGCAGCGATACGTCCTTGGAACACGGCATTTAGGGTGGGATGGTAGCGTTTACAAGTATTGCAAGGCTGCATCTACTTATACCTCATACCAGTTGGCAGTGTGGGATGAAGGCACAGGCGCGGGTGTAAGTTATGAAGCCCTTGGAGCCGATTCACCTGCTGGATCTAATGAAGTTACTCTTACAGAAGGGTCAATTTCAGAAGACCAGTATTCTGGTGGATATTTGCTTTTATTCCACGCAACTGGTGATGGGCAGGTATATGGCATCCAAAGCAATGAGGCTACATCTGGAACGACAACCAAATTCTATCTTGACAGGCCGTTAAGTGTTGCGGTTACCACATCGGACAATATAGAGCTTTATGCAAATCCGTATTCTGCTGTAAAGCAGGGTAATTCGGGTGGCACACAAGGGTTTATAGGTGTCCCATTACGCCTTCTTACGGATAATTATTACGGTTGGGTAAAAACCTGGGGGCCGACGTTCATTGCTCCCCAATCAACCGTTGGTAATACGTATCTTGGCGGATGTTGGTTCCGGCACGACGGGTCGATAGATGTTCACGGCAACATCGAAACGTATGTTACCAGCCAGTATGCTGGTTATGTTATGGTTGGTGATGCCTCGAATGACGGCCCATTGATTATGTTGCAGGTTTCCATCTAATCGATTACCAAAAAGGTTAGATTTGAAAGAGAAATCCAATGAATCTGTTGAAAAAGAAGTAAGGATGGGGAGGGGCAATCCCCTCCCTGTTTTTTATGGAAATAATAACAAAAAGACATAGATGCCCTGGTGAGATAATTTCTTCAACAGAATCCGAAAGCAGCATTAGGGACGAAGTAAATCGTAGAACCCACAAAGCGGGCTATACCGATAGGGACGGTCAGCAAAAAGTGAGGTTGGCGGAAATAGTATCAAAGCCGCCATCGGATAAGTATAGAGAAAATTATGTTAAAATATTCGGACACGAATAAGGAGTATTATTATGGCAGTAGATGCCGATGAAACATTCTGGGGATTTTTATTTTGGATTAAGCACAATCCATATATGTCCATAGAAGAAATGACGTGGCCTGATTTGCACGAAATGGCAAAGCAGTTTGTGGCCGTGAACAAAGATGCCTGCACATTTACCCTTGCGACAGAACTATCATCTGCCAATCAGGGATTTGGGGTTGTAGATTTTTCTAACGACTCTATTCAGTTTCCCAAATATGCAGCGGCCACAAGATATGCGGCCAA